CTGAGTAGCACCACTTCCCGTTATTAAGTGTGAGTACATAGTTCGCATCGAGTGTAACTGCATCCACCTCATCCCCGTATTTCTCGCGAGGGAACTCCGTGATTTCGATTCCCGTTACTGATGCGATTGTCTGTGAGTCACGCCCGAATCCACCTCGGTATAGTACTTGCGAGCCGCGCTTTATAAGGCGTGTATTTGTAAATTTCGTATTCATGTTTGTGATTCTAATTCGGCTAATTCACCGAGATTCATATTGTTTATTTCGTCTTCTGTATACCACTCGCTATGAGTAGCATATGCTCGTGTCCAAGGGTCTGTTTTCATGTTGACATTATTAAGAATGGATTTAAAAATTTGTTTGGCTTAGGTCGCTCCTTCGGAGGATCGTGTGATATGATACCCTTGCATTGAGCCTCTAAGCGATTGCATATAGCCCGAAGGAACAGCCTATACTCTTCGTCTGTCATGTTCGCTCGGTAATCAGGTACTTCGTAATCATTCATACTGACTCCCATTTAAAATCGTTATAAGCCTTTTGGCTTCTAAAGAACTCGTATCGGGAGTTACGCTCCCAAAGTGACCTGCAAAGCGTTAGCTTTGACCATTCACCTGATTCAATTGTTTTACCATAGAGGTAAAGTTCGTCTTCGTGATATAAACTCATGCTTTTTTCGTCTTTGCAGGGTTAGGAATGTCTTTGTGGTTGGCAAGGTCGTACATCGCATCTTCGTCACGCTGGACACATCTGTCCATCGCTCTTACACTTGCAAGAGTCCCGTCGTCATGCTCGCTGTCTGTGAATATCTCAGCAATGTCGAAGACAACAGCACCATCGGAATCAATCCAAGTTCCTATACTTACAGTATAGTTCGCAAAAGGACCTTCGCCTTGGCAAATCTTAGTCGCTTGCTCCATGTATCGCATCCATACAGAACGGAACAGATTCGGAGTGCAAATCTCCTTCGGAAGCTTGACTTCCTCCCATAAACCGCCAACTACATAGCCCTCGGTTGGTATTTCATACCAAAAAGAATCTTTTGTGGTCACGGTCGATCCCCCGTCCATCATGGTCTTGCCATAAGCCAAGCGGCAAGCCGCATCAAATATTAGTCTATTCATCATATTATGTTTTTAAATTCAACTGAAGTTGTTTTGTGAAAGGCTTCGCCTACTAAGCGGCACCCCTCATAGTCATGTATGTCGGTAAAGTACGTATACGCCTCTACCATCTCACTAAGTGAGAATTCAAGAAAGTGATTGTAATCCATAGGATTAGAGATTTAGAATTAGTAGCAGTCAGGGAGTCGAACCCTGATGTCACACTACGTTAGTAGTCCCGTTCTGCTATGTGATGACCTTGGGTAGGTCGGTGTGTTACACTCTTACAGAGTGCCAACAAGGTCTTCCAACCTCATCTGCTCATCGCAAGTGAGTGCATCCCATTGGGATGTGTTACGGACTACGTCCATACTGAGGAATTGAACATCGGAGAATAAGGCGTTCATCGCCGTGTGCTTGCTTGTGTTATGCATAGCTAAGAGATTTTGAGTGACAGCATCGTTGCCGTCGGTTACAAAGGTATAACAGATTTTCCGTTATTCCAAATTTAATTTTATACCCTAAAGGGTAAGTTTTCAGAAGGGGCAATCGTCGAAGGTAGGTGCATCGCTCATCAACGCCTCAGCCTCAAGTGCAGTACGCTCCTGCTCTTGCTCTAGGCGGCGACGACGAACGGCATCTTGTGGCGACTCACCATCGAGAAGTGTAAACACTTCCAATACCGCTTTCTTCTTAGCCTTCGGCTCTGGAGCAGGGATTTCCATACGCTGCTCAAGTGCTTGTGCTGCACCCCCTGTGATGGCACTGACTACTTTGGTCTTCTTGGCTTCGCCAATTCCGATACCGCCCTTAGCTTGAGCAAGCTCAAGACCCGCTTCAGATGTACGCTTCGGACGTTTGACCGCTTTGGTCGGCTTTCGCTTAGTAGCCTTCGGCTTCTTAGCTGACTTTGGCTTAGAAGCCTTTGGCTTCGCGGCAACGACCTTGACAGCTTCAAGGAAGCCCTGAAGGGCTTCGATGGATTTCTGCACCGCCTCTCGCTTAGACTCCGTAGGAGTAAAAGCAAAGCTATTGACGTTGGACTTCAACTGCTTAAGCAGCTCGATACGGATGGGTTGTGATGTCTTCGACATGACATAAGAGATTTAGATTTCAGCGGAATTGCTGAGCCACAAAGATACGGCGAGGAAAAGCACAATCTCAAATTTTGGTGGAACTGATTTCACCTGCCATTTTCCTACGCATAATGCAACTGCGAAATCACGCGAAATCCGCAGCTGTGATCAGGCATGTACATGTCATGTGTACGTCATGATGGGTGTATATGCGCATGCATGCGTGAAGGCTGGAGGTCGAGTATAGGGTTAGGTGAGGGATTGTCCTGCCTTGGAATACTGCTACTTAGCCTAGCTTACTTCAACAGCTACTTTAACCAACGTCGGTAACTCACTGCTTTACAACAGGTTGACTGCTGTTACCTAAAGCTGAAATGTATGCGGCATCGCACGATATATGCGCGGTACGGGGTCGGGCGGATACGTTTCGGGTACGTGTGCGCATCGTGTGTAACTATACATTATCCCCAAACTCTGTATTACTGGGCTTTTTTGCGTTTGGCCACGGGGTTTGCGTATTGCGATCTGATTATAGGCTGTCATTAAGGCTTATAGTAGTCGAAAAAATAATTTTACACATATGCATTTGGGGCTTGACTTTGTAGTTTTTTTGTTGTACCTTCGCTAAAGCAAATTAGGAACGACACTCCTGAGCACATAAACCCAATTGGGCATTATGGCGTAAACGCAGAGACAAAGTAGCTTAATGTTGTGGTGGCGCAAAGACTGTCCTCTTGGTTTTTAGGGTTTAAACACAAGAAAGCATATAAGCTTCTTTGTTTATCTTTGTGATATGAAGGCAGTAAAAAAGCAAATACGGCAAACAGCTAGGGATCAAATGAAGAGCGCCCGTACTGAAAAGAAAGTCGGAAAAAAAACAATTAGATCTTACGACAAGTCTGGAGGTTTTATTTTTGAAGGTCAAAAGCCTCAAGCTAAAAAGAACGTAAAGGAAGCCTTTAAAAGAAAAAAAGATACAATTAAGTCCGTTAAAAAAGTTCTTTTAAAAAACAACTGATATGAGAAAAGATCAATCCATCTGTGCTATTTGCTCTTTAGCTAACGTCAACCTTTGCGGCTGTAAGTGATATGAGGGCTGTTCGATCAAATGGCGACCCTATAGATCCCAAGAAGTTAAAGAAAGGGGTTGGATGGGCTGAGAGCCGAGGGGGTAATCCTTTGTTTATGAAGAACCCTACTAGCTCTGCTACGGGTAAGTATGGTCAGCTGTACAATCAGATCAAAGATCTAGAACCTATGCAGGGGGTGAGTAGGGACAGCCTTATTAACAACCCAGACCTTCAGGAGATGTTTATGAACATGAGGATCAACGAGGGTATCGGGGGTCCTAGCTTGTCTCGTAATGCAGAGGACCTAGAAGAGGAGTATAAAGGGCAGCTAGGAGAGGAATGGGACTTCCGTCCTGATGAGGTGGCCGCTTTAAGTCATTTCTTGGGGAGGCAGGGCGCTAGGAAGTACTTTGGGTCTATCAGAGATAACACATCTTTTCAGGCCCCAGGGGTGAATAAGACACCAGAAGAGTATCTGCGTATTTACAACGAAGGCATAAACCGATGAGAGCCAAGAAAAGAGACTATAAAGACGAGTACAAGAAGTTCCAGTCTTCACCAGAAAAGATCGCTTATAGGGTGGATCTCAATCGGAAGAACAGGGAGGCGGGTACGTATGGTAACGGAGATGGCCTTGATGTATCTCACCAGGCCAACGGGAGTACGACGATGGAGGAACAGTCTACTAACCGAGGCCGTAGAGAGAAGAGCAGGCTTAAAGGATGGCTTAAAAGAAAGAAATAAAAAGCATTATATTTGCACTATGAAAGCAGCTAAGTACAATCAGGGTGGTCAGGCCGATCTCTATAAGATGATTGAGTCATATATGAACGGTGGTAAGGTGTATGAAAATGGAGGTGGCCCTATTGAGGACAGCGCTGTAGAGCCAGGAGACGTAAGAGAGCTTATGGACGCCCTAAAGGCTTTAAGCTCTAGGGGAGGAAGTCCTCTTACAGGGCGAGAAGCAAAGGAGCGTATGTCTGATCTTAAGTCAGAAAGAAGAACAACGGCAGATCTAGGAGACTTTAGAGACCCCCGTTTAATGTTCAACAGATCTAATTCTGATTACCAAGGAACTAATGCTGGTTTTGCCGCAGGAAAAGGAAGCTCTGCTCAACGCAAAGCTGGAGCTTATTATGACGACAAGATTAACAGGTTAGGAAATCAGGCTTGGGCAACAAAAGAATCTCAAGACAAAACTTCTCTCCCGCCAATGTTGCGAGAAGGAGAGTTTGCCGAGATCATTGCTAGAATGATGGAGAGCGGACAGCTTTAATTACTGACCGCTTACTAGTGTAATTGTACTTAAACTTACTGTCTCGTCTGAGACCGTAAATGGCTTTAAGCATGTGAGAGGGCTGTAAGATCCGTCTTCGTTGTAAGAAACTCCTACCGCTACAAAATCTCCAGGAGAAAGGAACGTAATTGCGTTTTCATAATCTACGTTTCGGACCCCGTTGTATACGTTGCTCAGATCTTCAGGCATTACAACGATGTAATCGACGTTCAAGTCTGCTTTAAAGAAAAGCTTTACAGACGCCTTCTCTTGAAAGAAGTTGTCGTTTTGAGAGACAGCAGTAACGGATACTGCAAGGGCAAGGATTAAAAGAAAGTTTTTCATGGCGATTGAATTAATTGGTTTGTTGTATTTTTGGTTTCGCTGATCTCAAGGTACGGCAAAGTTTTCGTTTTTCCTAATCCGAGATCCAGATCAGTTAACCAATCGTAGATTGAAAAAGTATTATTTCAACCCGTCGATCAAGAGAATCAACCCAGCTTGGGTAGCAGAAAAAAATAAATTCAATGAAGCTAAGCAAAAACCTCACCCTAAAGGAAGTAACGAAATCAAATACGGCAAATCGTCTGGGGATAGACAACAGCCCTGAAGAATTTGATATTAAAAACCTTAAAGCTATTGCAGAAGAAGTGTTTCAGCCGCTACGAGATCACTTCGGAGTTCCTTTATATATATCTTCTGGGTTTAGGTGTAAAGAATTAAATAAGGCTATCGGAGGGAGTAAGTACTCTCAGCATAAATCAGGGCAGGCTTTGGATATCGATGCCGATGTATACGGCAGGGTAACCAATAGAGAGTTGTTTCGTTTTATTAAAGAGAACCTTACATTCGATCAGCTGATCTGGGAGTTCGGAGATGACGAATCTCCAGACTGGGTTCATGTATCGTACAAAAACGAAGCGTCTTACGCTCCGAATCAGCCAGCTAACAGAAAACAAGTCAAGCGGGCATACCGCGACGTTAAAGGAGTATACTATAAAGTAATTTAATATGGCAAAGCAACTAAACGACAGTGCTCCTAGCGGGGCGTCTGTATCTAGACCAGGGGTTCACTCAAAGACAAAGACCTCCAGCAATAAAGACAGCAAAAACTACAAGAAATCATACCGTGGTCAAGGCCGCTAAAGGCTGTTGTAAAAACGCTGTACCGCCATTCTGCCTTTCTGCGATAGCGCATATCTTACACGGTAGTTGTATTTCGTCTCATCACGAAACAAGTGATCTTCCCTTGTCTGAGACGGAGTAAGTTTATCGAAGTGCTTGTAGAGATACCCTTCTTTTAGCATAGGGTAGATTAATCTGTCTGCTAGGTTGTCTTTATACATTCCGTACTCGTCCGCCGCGTACCATATAGTAAAGAATTCTAAGTCATATGTCCATAGCATAAAGTCTAACCAGTTTCCAGGTATCTTGTTCTTTAAGATGAATTCAGTCTTGACGTTCCTAATATTCTTTAGGTAGTTGTGCTTTACGTACTTGTCAGTAAGTTTTGACGACTCTCTAAATAGTTTTGACTTCTTTACTTCAGACTTTGGCATAATTAAAGTTGTATATTTGGAATACAACAAAGTTATATCATGGAAGGCAAAGACACACAGTTCCTGGCGGAGATGTACCATTTGGTAAAAAAGATGGAGGAGCTAATTGAGGAGTTCGAAGTTAAAGATCGCCTTCTTGCTTCTGTAGTTATCGGTCTTTTTGATGAAGATGACATGGACTCAGAAGAGGAGACCGCACAAGTAAAGACGATGTACAGTTTTCACCTAGACAGTAGGGACGAGCTAGAAGTAATTAAAGAATTGATGGACGCAATGTACCAGCCTGATGAAGATTCCCTCGATGGACTTCTCGGAGACTTAGGTATTTCACTAAACTAAATACAATGGAAGGGCTTATTAGAAAAATAATCGTAGGGAAAGACCCTAAAAACGGCATGGCTTACTATACAGGCATGCGAGCGGGAGACGGAAAAGTTTCTGCTATTTTAGAAGACGAAAGAACACTCGTTAAATTTGGAAAGAAGAGATACTTGGTGTACATTGAGAACGAAGAAGGGACAGTCCTTTGGAAAGCAATCGATGAGATGCCTTGTATGTTAGAGTTTGATCTGAATTTTTAATTGATGAGAACATTCGACTTATTTATCGTCAAGCTAGACAAACAGCTTGAGGACACGATGACGACCCCTGGAGGGTTAGAACTTTTTATAGATACTAAATTTAATGAATTTGAAAACAGAATCCAAGAAGGTCCCGTTGTGGCGGCGCCTTTTAAACACGATACAGGGGTTGAGGTTGGGGACACGCTCTATTTCCATCATCTCGTGGTGCTTAACGAAGGTCAGCTACTTACTGGAGAGCATAATCACTATACTGTTCGCTTTGATCCAGAGCATACTATTAATAATCAGGCTATTGCTTATAAAGATCAGCATACTGGGGATATACACCCTCTTGCGGGTTGGAGCCTTCTTGAGCCCGTCGAAGAAGAGAAAGTTCAAGAGTCGGATACTATCGAGCTGGTTAAATTCTCAGAGGTCCCTGTTACAAAGGGTCGTGTCGCGTTTACGGCTCCTTGGATTGAGGATGTAGGAGCTAAAGTAGGAGATGTAGTAGGCTTTCGAAAGAACATGGATTACCGCGTTACTATTGACGAGAAAGAGTATTATAGAACTCGCGCAGAAGACCTGATGTATGTCGAAATCTAAATTCACTACAATAGATGCCTCTCAGCGCCTTATGTCAAGCATGGAGGTCGCAATCAATAATATGATTGAGGAAGTCAAGAAGCCTGTCGATCCAGAAGCTGGAGGTAGCGCACGTAAGGCCGAGCTCCAATCCATAAAGCAAACGGCTATTGATTGTAAAGAGCTTTTGGTGGAGCGCCAGAAACTAGAACAGATGGTAAAAGAATTAAAAGAAAATGGAGAAATCGAAGAACAAAAAGATTATTCAGGTGGTTTTGCAGAAAGGTTCTCCAAGTAACTTTAGTTATTATTCTGACAATCAGACAATTAGCGACGATTACTTAAACCAAAACTTTAAGGTAGTTTACATGCCTTCGTAGCTCAGCTGGATAGAGCAACGCCCTTCTAAGGCGTGGGTCACAGGTTCGAATCCTGTCGGGGGTACAAATTAAATTTAGAATTATGCCAGACTTATACTGTCCCGATTGCGGGAAAGAAAAATACGAGAAGAGCCTTACTATGCGAGTGAAGGACGACAAAGCTTATTACGTCGAAGGTACTTGCGAATGCGGATCCCAGATGAAGCTTACCAACCCTAAGAAGGGTGTCCCTAGTTTAGGGCGTATGAATAAGTTAGGTAGTAGCTATTAATGTCCATCCTTATAGACATAGAAGGTTATGAAGATCAAGGGATTAAGATCGACCCTAACGGTACAGAGGGAGAGGCTATCGAACTACATGGGCTTCTCGTTGTCCTTCCAAAGAAACCACCCCGATCGAAGATTCTCTTCCATGATCGGCCAAAGCACATGCAGTTGTGGACAAGGATACCAATGCCTGAGGAAATGCAAAGGGTTCGAAGTATGGATGAGTGGCACGAAAAACCGAGTGAGTTCCGTAAGAAGTTTTCTGCTTATATCGAACAAGAGTTTCAGCGTCGCCGTGACGGTGTTTGGTTTTACAATAATGGCATCCCTACGTATATTACAGGGCGGCACTATATGTTTCTACAATGGTCTAAAATCGATGTCGGATATCCTCAATTCTTACAATTCCAAAGAGAAATCTATGTCCACATGGCTGCGTGTGAAGCTGATACTCGTTGTTTCGGTCAGCTTTATACTAAGTGTCGCCGTTCTGGGTACACTAATGTCTGTAGTGCTGTACTTGTTGACGAAGCTAGTCAGGTTAAAGAGAAACTTCTTGGTATTCAGTCGAAGACTGGTAAAGACGCTCAGGAAAACATCTTCATGAAGAAAGTGGTCTCTATCTTTAGAGGCTACCCGTTTTTCTTTAAACCTATCCAGGACGGTACCACAAATCCACGTATGGAGCTTGCTTTTAGAGAGCCTTCTAAGCGTATCACCAAAAACAATAAGACATCCTATAAAGGAGACGCCCTGAACAGCAGTATTAACTGGAAGAACACCACAAACAACGCTTATGACGGGGAGAAGCTGCATATGTTATACCTCGATGAGGCTGGCAAGTGGGAGAAGCCTACCGACATTCGTGAGGCGTGGCGCGTAGAGAGAACTTGCTTAATTGTAGGTAAACGTATTGTAGGGAAGGCTCTTGTGGGGAGTACCGTAAACCCAATGAGTAAGGGAGGAGATGAATATAAAGATTTGTGGGATGACTCTGATCCGTCTCAAAGAAACGATAACGGACGAACGAGATCTGGCATGTATAGGATCTTTATTCCCGCTTACGAAGCTCTCGAAGGTTTCTTCGATAAGCACGGTAACCCAGTTATAGAAGATCCAGAAAAACCCATAGAGGGTATTGACGGGGAAATGATTGACCAGGGCAGTAAGACTTACTTAAAAAACGATCGTAAATCCTTTAAAGATGACCCCTCGGAGCTCAACGAGGTTATTAGGCAGTTCCCTTTCACTACAGACGAGGCGTTTAGGGACAGCATAGAAGGAAGCTTATTTAATATAGGTAAGATCTATCAGCAGATAGAGTTTAATGACGACCTATACCCTAATCCTGTTGTACAGGGTAATTTTGTATGGCGAAAGAAAGACGAAGAAGTAGTGTTCTCTCCAGATCCAAATGGACGGTTCCGAGTTGCCTGGATGCCGCCTGATCATCTTAGGAATAACAAAGCTGACGAAAGAGGTAAGAAAATCGCCCCTAACAAACACATTGGTGTAGGCGGTGTTGACTCATACGATCTAGACTCTACTGTAGACGGTCGCGGATCTAAAGGAGCCCTCCATATGTACAATAAGTTTAACATGGATGTCCCCGCAAATATGTTTGTAGTAGAGTATGCTTCTCGTCCAGACTTAGCAAGTATTTTCTACGAAGACGTCCTTATGTGCTCTTTTTTTTATGGATACCCTTTACTTGTGGAGAACAACAAATACGGCATCGTGCGGTACTTTGAAGCAAGAGGTTATGATGGGTATCTAATGGATAGGCCAGACCACCTTAAAACTGGCAACTCTTCTGTAAATGTTAGGACTAAAGGGATCCCGTCTAACTCTCAGGACGTTATCCAGTCTCACGCTCAGGCTATCGAGGCTTACATTCATGATCACGTAGGGATAAAGCCAGAGTCTGCTGAGTTTGGTAACATGTACTTTAACAAGACTTTAGAAGATTGGATTGGGTACAAAATAGACAAGAGGACTAAGTTTGACTTGACTATCAGCTCTGGACTAGCGCTACTTGGTGCTCAGAAAACAAAGAAAGAAAAGCCTAAGGCTGACTTTAACGAGAAGCAGTTCTTTAGGACTTTTAAGCCGAAAACCTGGCACTTGTAGTTTTACTATATTTGCAAGAGCTAATCTCGCAACACTAACGGTAAATGTACAACGATAAAGGTAAAAGTGCTTCTGGATTCCCCGACCCGCTCGCATCAGCACAGGTAAAAGAAGGAAAGGAGTATGGCCTTAGCTATGCGAAAGCTATATACAAGCAGTGGGGGAACGTAGACCAAGAGGGAGGGTTATATAATAAAAGATCTAAGGTTTTTGCGCGAAATAGAGACTACGCTAACGGAACCCAGGACACTAAGATTTATAAGCAGCTACTTAATACGCTAGACCCTAATAATGGGGACGGCAGCATGCTTAACCTTGACTTTACCCCTGTTCCAATCCTTCCAAAATTTGTTCGCATTGTAGTAAACAAGATCTTATCTCTATCTCCGTATCCTAACTTAGAGGCTATTGATCCTCTCTCTTCTTCTGAAAAAGACGCCGAAAGACGAAAGACAGAGATGTTGATTCAGCAGAAAGAAACCCTTCGTCAAATTAAGCAAAAAACGGGGGTTGATGTAGCGGGCGATCTTGATTCTGTCCCAGAGACATTAGAAGAGGCCGAAATTTTCCTTGAGAACAACATCAAGTCTTCTTCTGAGATTGCAGCGCAGATAGCTACAAACATGACGCTGTCTTGGAATGATTTTAACGATACGATTTATCGCAGATCCGTCAACGACATGGCTACGATAGGCATGGCGGTTATCAAAAGATCTAACGATCCCTCTTACGGAATTAAGACCGACTACGTAGACCCAGCGAACTTTATACATAGCTACACAGAAGACCCTAGTTTTTCTGACTTGGTATATGCTGGTCACGTAAGAAGAATGCCTATCCAGGAGCTTCGACGGATTGCTTCTGATCAGTTTACGGACGAAGAATATAAAGAAATTGCTAAGCAAGCTCAGAAGAAATACGGTTATGATGCTTCTAAGCTAAACCAATCTTCTTACGACGCTTATAATAATGCGTCGAACTACGGGTTTGACGAATACATGATCGAGGTTCTTGATTTTGAATTTACTGCTGTGGACTGTATCTATTTCGAAGAGAAAGAAAGCAAGTACGGCAACCAAGGGTTTTATATGAAAGGGGACAATTATAAAGCCCCTTTAAACTCTGTGTATGAGCGGTCTGTAGAGAAGCTTGAGAACGCGGTCATCTATGGCGGTTGCTACGTTCTTGGCACTGATTTCCTATTCAACTACGGTAAAGAGGTTAACATACCTAAGAACGTCCACGATATTTCTAAAGCTACCCTTTCTTATTCTGCTTGCGCTACGAATATGCTTAAGATGATGCCTAAGTCTATGGTAGATAGCTGTATCGGGTTTGCGGATCAGATTCAATTGGCTCACTTAAAGCTACAGCAATCGGTTGCGAAGGCTAAGCCTGACGGGATTATCATTGATATCGAAGGATTAGAGAATGTCCAGTTAGGAAAAGGAGGCGAGCTCCAGCCTTTGGAACTTCATGATATCTACGAGCAGACGGGTGTCTTCTATTATAGAAGTAAGAACCCAGAGGGAGGTTTTCAGAACCCACCTATCCGCGAGATAGGCAACAGTATTAGAAATGTAAACGAGCTTATAGGTTTGTACAACCATTACTTACGTATGATCCGCGATGCTACAGGGATTAACGAAGTTATGGACGCCACTTCCCCTAAAGGGGATGCGCTTGTAGGGGTTCGTCAGCAAGCTTTGGCTGCTGGTAACAACGCTATATACGATATTACTAACTCTTCTATGGTTCTATACAAGAAGGTTTGCCAGGATGTAGTTAAGTGTTTGCAGGTAATTCACCCAGAGTCAATTCTTTACCGCGTTTACGAGAACGCTATCGGTAAAGAGAACATGCGAGTTCTTTCTTCTTTCCGAAATCTGTCTATGTACAACTTCGGAGTTAACGTAGTGAAGGAAATGGAGGAGACTGAGAAGCAGTATTTGGAGCAAAATATCCAGATTTCTCTATCTCAAAAAGAGCTTGATTTAGAAGATGCTATGGCTGTGAGACAGCTTAAAGATGTTAACCAAGCGGAGAGGCTGTTAGTGGTTCGCCGAAAGAAGCGTATCGCTATGAACCAGCAGATCGCCATGCAGAACTCTCAGCAACAAGCTCAGATCCAGCAAGCTTCTGCTCAGGCTGCGTCTCAAGGCAAGATGCAGGAAATGCAAATGGAGGCTCAGATTGCTACTCAGGAAATGCAGCTTAAAGCTCAGCTAGAGGCACAGCTGGAGAGTGTTAAGCATGAATTTAGAAAAGAGATTGAAATGATTAAAGCTCAGGCTACGCTTGGATTTAAAGAGGACGACGAGAACTTTAAGCAGAAGCTTGAGGTATTAAAAGAAGACCGAAAAGACGATCGAGTAAAAAAGCAGGCGGTTGAGCAGAGCAAGTTACTTTCTCAGAGACAAGAAAAGAGAGGTGAGCTGCCAGACGACTCAGAGCCTACAGGTATGGATTCACAACTATTAGGAGGACTATAACATGGCTACACAAATAAACTTAGACACGTCTCAGCGCGTAGACATCACCTGTAGAAGGGGTGATACCTTCTCTCTTAGGCTAACGTTGACAGACGCAACGGATCCTTCGTTAGGGTCGTTTTTGGCGACGGATTCGTTTCTTATGCAGGTGCGTGATGCAGATACTAATGATACAGCAACCGTTATTGACGTAGCTCCAGTTACAGGTGTAGACCCTACGGCTACCACTCATATAGAGTTTACTGTGGCCGCGAGCGTCATGAAAGATGTCCTTTCGGGGTTGTACGTTTATGATATCGAGCAAGAAACAGATACTGGGGTTGTAGTAACTTTAATTTATGGCACATTCAAGGTTAATGAAGATGTTTCTATAACAACTGAATAATTAGCCATGCCATTAAGCGTAGACCAGCCTTCTAAAATAATTGTATCTAGCTCTACTGGAGGGCTGATAAAGGTTTCTATTGTAAACACAACAGAGACCAAAATAGTAAGAATAAATCAGACGGCAGCAAATAATGTAACGGTAGCTGGAGCTATTGGCGCTGGACCTGCTGGAGCTACTGGGGCCGCTGGACCTACGGGCGCTCAAGGACCTGCTGGTGCTCAGGGTGATACGGGGCCTGCTGGCGCTCAAGGACCTGCTGGCTCTGATGGGGCTGACGGTTCGGATGGCTCGGCTGGAGCTACTGGTCCCACTGGTCCCACGGGGCCTACTGGTCCTGCTGGTTCGGATGGTTCGGACGGAGTCGATGGCACCGATGGTGTAGACGGAGGAAATCCTGTCCTGACTTCCGCTATAACCATTACTAATAACGACGCTGCGTTTGCTCACATGAGCAGCCCCATAGCTTCTGGCACATCTCTTGAAACTGTGGTTAGAGATATTCTAGAGAAATACAACATAACAAGTATATCCCTTCAGAATGTAAGCATAGCTCTTCAAAATACTGACGGCTCATACGCTTCATTTGTTAATGACACGAACGGAGAAGACGTTGAGGTTGGTCAAGGCATTAAGATACAGGGTTTTGATTACAACATCGGAGACAATACGCAAACTGCTGATACTTCTGTTGTCTTTTATGAGAATAACAGCGTTCTTGAAAGCGGATTCTCTGATGATAACGCAGCCAAAACACTAGCGACAACAATAACTAGAGATTTAACATCTCAATCCACGAGGTCTTATAAGGTTACCGCTATTGATAACGGAAGCGGATCTAACAACACGATCACCAGCGGAAGCATGAGCTTTAGGTGGTACTTTAGGGTCAGGATAGGATCAAGTACGTCTACTGCTATAGCTTCGGACGATGATGCCGCTGCTCTATGGGCTCAACTTACAGCTCCCTTTGATGACCTGGTTTCTCAAGGAGACTTTCAAACAAGTGGCGACGCAGGTATGGACACTCAAGGAAAATATACTTGGATTGCATACCCGAACGCTTGGGGGGCTCCAAACCAAATACTCCTTCAGGGAGTTACAGATGTTCTTAGTGACTTTGAATCACCAGTAAATTATAATTTAACAAACGACTATGGTGTAACAACGTCTTACCGATTCTACAGAAGCACCTACGATGATGCTTTTGCTCTTGGTCAGACATTAAAAGTAGATTTCTAATGCCAATTTTTCCAGGACCAGTATCCCATAATAACGCAAACGCGCCTATTGTAAATGCAACGGGCAACCAGATTGTGGGTTTTGGTTTTTTCTCTTCTATTTCGGACAGGAACAATCTAGCTGCTGGACTTCAGGTGACTGGATACTTGGCTATAGTTGGTAGCACCCCATACGTATACAACGGTGGCGGGTGGTCAACCGCTGGTAACTGGACGGAGATAGGTTCAGGTTCAAACGTGCATGACGATACGTCTCCTCAGCTTGGCGGAAACCTTGATGTCTTTTATAACGGTACAACAAGATCCATAGTAAACTCCAATAGCGGTTCTGATATTCAGTTCACCCCAACGGGTACTGGAAAGATTAATCTGGACGGTCTTGTAGAGTTTAAGCAATTTGATCACACAGCCACTCCTCCAACGGCTTTTGCTGGGGGTATGTATGCTGATGACGCTGACGATTTGTACTTTGGAGTAAGCACGGAGTAAGTATTTGATTTTACGTATATTTGCGCTATAAACAAACGAAAACAGTTGAATCATGGCAGCATGGAAAAAGGTCCTCGTTGAGGACGCAAACATAACGGTAGGTACAGTAACCGCAACTTTAGGCGAAGGCACCGACGTTTCCGCTGGCGGAACAGTAAACGTCGTTGTTTCCGCTACAGATGGCGGCACGGAGGGTGCATTGACGGTTGCTGAAATGGCGTTTGGCGACAACGCATTTAACTCAACCGCCTTTCTGACAGCTGTTCCTAACAACACATACCAGGTTCAGGCTGACACAGTAGGTGGTGAGGTTGTCTTATCTCTTACTGGAAATACCGTAGACGATAGCGTATCGTTTGAGGAGGCAACTAACTCTCCAATCGTTATTACCCAAGATTCGGATGCGATCGTATTCGACATTCCAGACGCAACCAATGCGGTTACAGGTGTACTTGCTGGGAAGCTTGGTCACATCAGTACCATGAAGGTTCTTGGTAATGTCACAGGAGCCACAGCCGCTGTTGCTCAGGTAGCAATCCTTGACGAAGATGACCTGTCTGGTGATTCAGCTACATCCCTTGCTACTCAGCAGTCAATTAAGGCTTACGTCGATGCCCAGGTTCTGGCTTCTGGTTCTGGTACAGTAACTGAGGTTATTGGCGGAACCAACATCGGTGTAACGTCTGGCACAAGTACTCCAACCGTTAATCTAGACGCTAATATTGCGCTTAGTAAAGTTGGCGGAAATGCAGGTTCTGGCGACGACGCCGCTGGATCTGCCTTGACCATTGTTGGCGGTGCTGGTACGGGTACTGGGGCTGGAGGTGATATTGTATTTAAAACGAGTACTCCATCAGGCTCAACTGGTTCATCCGCAAACACCCTTGTGACTGCGATGACGATTTCAGACGATCAGTCTGTAACCATTGCGGGTGACCTTATTGTAAACGGATCTACAACGACTCTCGACACAGCCAACTTGTTGGTTGAAGACACATTCATTGCGTTAAATAGCGGTGGCGCTACCAACGTAGATGCTGGTATCGTTTTCACTGGTAATGTCAACAAAGTGTTTGGATGGGATCAATCTCAAGAAAATGGACGTTTCGGTGTTGACTACGCGGATGGCGATGCCTCTGTTGCTGGTGGCGGATTCTCTCCTGACGCTTGGGTTTCTACGGTTCATTCAGGCGCAGCTTCAGGTCAAACAAGCGCTTTAGCTCAGATTGGAAACATCTACACCATCTCTGGGAGTGGGGATGACGCTGGAGACATTTATATCTACTCATAATAATGAGCTTATTGGGTAAGAGCAAGGCTGTCGGCGGGATTACCACTGACACCTTGACCCAACAAGAGCTTACGTACATTTTAAAGATGCTACATGATTGTAGTTTCGAGGGGAAAGACGTACTTTTGTTGGCAGACGTAGTGATCAAACTTCAGAATCAACTGAAGGCGAAATAAATAAATTGAATTAAAATGAAATTAGAAATTAACGAGGTGTTTTTTTTAAGCGAAGTCGCAAAGACCGCTACTATTAAAGCCACTGACGCGGCTGTTGTTGCTGGCACTTTAGACAAGCTAGCAAAGGAGTTCGATCGGTTACAAAAACTATCTGAAAAAGATTCTGTAAAGCTTGAAAAAGCTTAAGCTTACATATGGCTACCTGGAAAAAAATATTAGTAGACGGCGATACAGTAGGGGATTACCGCATCCTTGCTAATGAAGCTGCAAGGGATTCTATTGTTGCTTCGGAAAGGAAGCAAGGGTATCTCGCTTATCTAAATAGCGAAAAGCAGTTATGCGTATACAACAGTTCTGAAACAGGTGATACGCCTTGGGAGTTAAATAGTAATTGGCTTCAGATACCTCACACAACAAGTGATTACGACGCGATCACCTTCGACACGTTTGCTGAGTCCGCTGACAATAAGTATCATTTTCAGCTTTACGACGTAGACAATGACGTTTATAAAAAATTCGACGTTACTGCTCTTTCGGGAGTTATAACTCAGTTGTTAGCTCAGGCTTTAATTGATGGTGGGGTAGGTTCGCTCGATACTTACACAGCTGCTGGATCATCCATACTAGGTGACATGAACGGAGACGGAATAGTCAACAACGCGGATCTGCTTATTTTTCTTGCAAATTTTGGAGGTGGTAACACTGCGGGCTTTTCAGTTGACTACGAGACGCTTTTTGTAAGCAACGGTCCATCCGTTTCTATGCTGACGGGCGTATCGGCATATAGCTCTATGGACTTAGTTACATTGCCGTTTGACGCCGCAGACATCACTCAAAGCTCTACGGGTTTTACTTCGGGGTTTAACGACTCAAGTGATTACTTTGTAATTGAAGATGGCGCTAACTTTAGCGTTTATACGAACTTAATTGCAGTAGCGAACGGTTCATTTGATTTCGATATTGATTTCTTATGCAGTAACACGTTAACCAGTCAAGATCCCGTCGTTATTCAGCTTTATTTTTGGTTTACGAATAGCGGAACTCAAGTAGGAAGCATCCATTCGGCGTATTTTGGCGGCGCTTCTGGCAACTCCACTTTCATTGTATCAGCAGGAGCAGAAAATGAAACGCACTCTCTTAGCTATAACTTTAAAAACGCTATAGCGAATGCCGCCCCTGCTTACGACTCCGCTAGCCCTTCTTTTGATGGTATGGCATTTAAATTAAAGGCGCAGGCGTTCTATGGCAACATTGACAGCATACAAATCAAATCTGGATCAAAACTAGACTTCTCTAACTAATTATGGCACAGGTAACTATTAAGAAGTCCGACAACCAAATACTTGTCTCTTTTCCTCACGGGATTGATACATTTAGGTTGGGTGTTCTACAGGCTGGTGCTGGATCAACTTCTAAAGGAGTTATAATTCAGGACACCTCAAACAGTAAAAAAATATTAAGGGAGGTGCCGTTTGCCCAAATAAAACAATCAGACGGAACTCAGTTTGGAACTAGTGTATCGGCTACAGTAACGGCCTTAAACGCACTTATTAACGCTTCTCCAGACATATTGATTAAAAGCACAGATCAAATCTCGGCTTTAGACGGGGTTACAGCGTCTGACTTTACGAGTAAGCCTGGTCAAGCCGTAATCGTTGGTAACGCAGACCTTAGCATGTCTACTAGCAGTAAGCTCAACTTCAGTGCTCATGGCGGGTTAAAGCTTGGCGCTGATCTAGACCTGCACTCCCGTAAGCTTTACACTACATCAACAGACGGCGATATAGAGTTAGACCCTAATGGAACGGGAGACGTCATTTTAGGCAACTACACATTAGACGGGGATCAGACCGTGGGTTCGGGTCAAGATAACTATGTCCTGACATACGATCACGCCAGCACTACAATAAGTTTAGAGGAGGCTGGCGGTGGAACGACAACAGCTACTCCTACCGCAACTTTTGGAACAAGCGGTCAACAGGGAGCGACCTTGGTAGGTACTATAGACAATCATATTCCTACCGCTACTTATTTGCTTAAGGTTTTTAATTCTAGTGGGGTATTTCAAAATATATATGGGAGTGTAGATAGTAGCGGAAATATCTCCGTTCTTGCTCCTTTGACCATTGCGACAGGGTATGAATTAAGAATACTTTGCGCAGACGTAGGAGAGCTAGCGAGCACCGTATTAGTTAAGACGTTTGCAGTTGTTGCGGCAACTAGCTTTACGGTGTGGAGGTTACAAGGGGTAGATAGCAGCGGAAACAACACCGCTTCTCGCCACGCGCTTGCTGAGATGGAATTGTATCCAAGTCAAAACGCAGGGGGAACTCATGAACCTAACGGAAACGCAACTAGCGCAACAAGTATATCTGGGGTGACTCTGTCTTCTGGGTATGAGTACGGCTCTTATTCTCTATGGAAGGCTTTTGATGGAGTAATCAACGCTACTAGTTCAATGTGGTGGTCGATAAGCAACACTGTTGCTAACAACAGCTGGATTCAAGTTAGGTTTGCGAACGGAGCAAAAACCTTTCAAAGCATTAAACTTACAGTCATAGACAACTACCACGTTGCAAGCCACTTTAAGTTGCTAGGTAGTAACGATGGAACGAACTTCGTTACGGTCATAGACACCACAGCATTCGTAGAGTCAGGCGGCACTGGTGGTGATGCTACTACGACAATTCATAATTTTTAATAACATGACACTTAAAGAAGGTGCAAGTAACGAGATAATCTCAAGATGGCCTGAGTATAGGCAAAGAAACGTTGCTTTGATGAGCGGTTGGTACGGTGAAGAGTACCGCAAAAACATGCTCGCTGGGATCGAGGTAGTAAAAGACCACTATAACACATTGAAAGCCCAGGGAGCCACAACATGGACTATAGCGGCGTCTACAAGTAACTTACTCGACGAATTAACGCGGTAACATTATTTAATTAACATGCAAAAAGGATTATTTAATATAACCAGGAGAATACGGGATAAAGCCTTAAACCATAATAAAACTTTAGTGTAACGGCACAGGGAATCCCTGGAGTTAGATTTATATTATTGATATACAATACCTTATAGTTTAAGAAGCCTCAGAGATGGGGCTTTTTTTATTTCCTATATTTGCATTATGGCAATCCCTAGAGTAAAGAGACTTCTTAAGAAGCATGGATTAAGCGGGGTCAACAAGCCTAAGCGTACTCCGTCTCATGCTAGAAAGTCTCATGTAGTCTTGGCTAAGGTAGGGGAGAAGATTCGTTTAATCCGTTTTGGCGAGCAAGGAGCTAGCACAGCGGGCGCCCCTAAAGAAGGGGAAAGCGACAAGATGAAGAAGAAGCGAGCTAGTTTTAAAGCTAGACACGCTAGAAATATAGCAAAGGGTAAGATGAGCGCAGCTTATTGGGCCGACAAAGCAAAATGGTAAAATGGTAGAGCATATTAGTCATTTCGAATTTCTAATCGTAGCGGGATCGCTTATAGGCGGCTGGATTAAGTTCCAGGCAGATTACAATAAGTTGTCTGCTCGTGTAGCTGTCCTTGAGACGGATAACACAGAATTCAAAGAGGATGTACGTCAGATGATGAAAGACATCCAGGAGATCAAGATTCTGCTCGCTAAAAACCAAGTACAATGAAAGCGGTTAAGCTTAATAAAGGCGGTAAACTAAAGATTACGCAGGACACAAAAGCTGTCCCTGCACCGTCTGGGTTTCATTGGATGGAGGAGAGAGGAAGATACTTCTTGATGAAGGGTGATTATGCCCCGCATCCTAACGCTATCAAGGAAGCTAAGTTCAAGCTCGTAAATCACGGGTAACAAATAAGTTATATATTTGCACTTAAATTAAATTCTAATGGAAGAAAAGACACAACCCGTAGAGGCGATGGAGCAAGAGGCTCCCGTTTCTGCACCAGAAGAGTCTACATCCTCGTTTACTTATGTAAGCGACGAAGAGGTAGCTCAGATTAACCAACCCCAGCAAACGGAACAGCCTACTCAGGAAGCTCCTTCGCAGGTTGAAGAAACACAAGAAACACCTGTTGAGCAGATTGGCGATCAGCCCGATGCCCAACAACAATATGCACCTGAAGAAATCGAAGGCGCGGTATTCAACTTCCTTAGCGAAAGGCTTGGGAGAGATGTCCGTTCTTTAGACGACCTACAGGGGCAGCAGCAGGAGCAGAGAGAGCTCGATGAAAGAATTTCTGTGATCGCGGAATTTGTCGAAAAGACTGGCCGTGACCCTAGAGATTGGTTTGTTTACCAGTCCATGAACCCTTCCGAAATGGATGACATGACTGCTATTCAGGTACAGATGGCATCTGATTACCCGAACCTATCTCAAGAAGAAGTTGGCTTATTGATCTCTAGCAAGTATAAGCTTGATCCCGATCTACACTCAGAGGAGGAGGTGAAGCTCTCGCAACTGCAAATGAAGATGGACTCGGCTAGCGCTCGAAGTGGGATAGAAGGTCTGCGTTCGCAGTACCAGGCCCCTGAACGTCAAGCAGAAACATCGACATCTCCAATTGATGATAATTGGATTGCCTCTATGAGAAGCGAAGTGAATGCTATGGAAGGGGTTGAATTTGACCTTGGAAATGGAAAGAACTTTACTTTCGGAATGGATGACAATTACAAGAATCAACTTGCGGACAAAAACGCTCGCCTTGACGAGTTCTTTGATCCTTATGTACGTGAGGATGGAAGCTGGGATTACGAATCGTTGAATGTTCACCGAGCCGTCATTGACAATATGGAAAGTATCGTAAAATCTGTTTATAAGCAGGGCATGTCCGATGGTCAAAGAGGTTTAGTAGATAAAGCAGCTAACGTAACCGCTCAGTCTCCGAATCAAGGCAGTACACCACAAGGGCCTGACGCTCTTACCCAACAATTAAAACAAGCGCTTGGGCAAGGTGGCGGAGGGTTCGGATTTATCTAAACTATTAAAAAATAAAAAATTATGTCCGATTTATCAAATGCAGCAATCGCAGACAAAGGACCAAGAGGTCTGGACGCTTCGCCTGCAAATTACATCACGTTGGGATCCTTGTTGGACCCAACTAAACCAGACGTAAGAGATCTTTATGTCTCTACTTTTGGTGATCAAGGTATCACTGGATTCTTGGAACTGACTGGCGCAAAAAAGAGCGCTGGAACGGCTGACGAGACTCACTGGTACGAAGAAGGTAGACTTCACCGAACGCTGAAAGTAACTGTCGAGGCTGATGGTGCTTGTACTATTACAGAGCGTGACGGTTCTACTACAGCTGGGGATTTAACTGCGCTTAAGTGTGTTCGTTTGAACGACGTTTTACTTTCTGAAATCGGTGAGCGATTGGTCGTTACGGCTATTCACGCAAGCAATACAACTTTCACTGCCAATCTGCTTGACGGAGAGACCCCAACCACCGATACAGCTGCTGTTATGAATGTTATCGGCAATATGTACGCTCAAGGTTCGGATCAGCCAGCTAAAGGATACGAAACTGAATTGTCTATTTACAAGAATCCTTTCATTATTGTTAAAGAGAGCTTTGAGGTAAGCGGATCTCAGGCCACTAACATTGGCTGGATCAACGTAGGCGGTGACTACCGATGGTATCACAAGAACGAAATGGACACGCGAAAGCGATTCATGAACGAAAGAGAGGCTATGTTGATTTATGCCCAAAAAGGTGCTAACACTTTAGCTGACGGAACCGTTGCTGGCTCTGAAGGCTACGTGGCTGCTGTTGAAACTAGAGGTATCGTTTCTGGTGCAAACACAGACACAGACTTTGCTTCTTTGGCTGATATCGACGCAATCATTCTTGAATTGGATAAAGAAGGCGCTCCTGCTGAGTACGCTATGTACCTCAACAGACAGATGTCTTTGAATATTGACGACATGATCGGTGCTGCTGGCGCTGGAGCTGCTTTGACCTCTGGTCTTGCTACTCAGTTTGGTGCGTTTAACAACGATGCTAACATGGCCGCAAACCTTGGTTTTAAGTCGTTTACTCGTGGCGGATACAACTTCCATAAGCATGACTGGAAGCTCTTGAACGATCCTACTATGGGTGGTATCGGAGGAGTTGGAAGCTTGCTCGGAGCTATGATCCCTATGACTTCTGTAGCTGATGCTAAGACAGGCGCTAAATCACCTTCTTTGGAGATGAACTACAAGTCAGCTGGAAACTACAGCAGAGACATGGAGCATTGGATTGAAGGCGGTGGTGTCCTCGGATACAACACTGACGGAAAAGACAGAGCTAAATTTAACTATCGTTCTGAGTGTAACCTTTGCGTAAGAGCTGCTAACCAGCACGTTCTTTTGAAGGCTCACTAATCATAACCTAATGGTAATTGAGCGGGGGAATTCGCCTCCGCTCTTTTACTCCTCTTTACTTAATTTATTAAATTCAATTGATCATGTCGAAAACGACTAACGGACCTGGCCGTCCTAAAAAAGCCGAAGCCTCTATGGTTATTAAGACTTCTAAAGAAGCCAAAAAACCATTAGGAAAAGGAGCTGAGTATGAGATGTGCAAACCTAACGGCGCTGTCTTTATGATGAGAAAAGCTTCATTTACTTTTTACGATGAAGAAGTTAACGCGGTAAGATCGTGTAGGTATAGCGAAAAGGAACCATCGATTTTCACTGATGAGCAATCAGATAATGCAATATTATCCCCTTTAGTTTTTGTTTACGGGAAGCTTTTTGTCCCTAAGGAGAAACCAAATCTTCAAGAATTTCTTAATAAGCATACAGCTAATGAAGCTAACGGAGGGACTCTTTTTAGGTTAGTAAACACCGAAAAGATAGCCTCGAATAGCCTTAGCGATGAGTTCTTATTAAATGATGCGATATCTCTATTAAGAGAAAAGCCTTTAGACGAGCTTCTATCCGTTGCTCTAGCTTTTAGTATTGACGTAGATAGGCCAGTAGATGAGATTAAATATGATTTACTGCAAAAAGCTAAGACATCACCTAAAGTATTTATCGAGTCATTCGACAATCCTGTGGTAGCTATGAAGTCTAAGATTAAGCAGGCTGTATCATATCAAATTATTAAAGCTGACAGCGATGCGATTAAGTGGTTCGACACCAATAAGCACATTATCTCCGTTCCTGTGGGACAAGATCCTGTTGATGTTTTTGTTCGTTACTGCATGACCGAGGCAGGAGCCCCAGTCGTTGGAGAGATCGAACGTCAGCTAGACTAAGACAGCCTTACATCCACTATGAGAAGCCTCCTATTAAGGGGGCTTTTCTTTTTTGTATATTTGCTTCATGGCAAAGACATTCGGAGCTAGCATACAGACTGTGTACGAGACGTTGCAGGACCTGGCTAATAAAGACCAACAGGGCTTTGTTTCGCCACTTGAGTTCAACAGATTTGCCCAGGTTGCTCAGCTCAACATATTCAATGGTTTATTCGACGAGCTAAAAGACGTCAAGAAGCTGTCTCGTTCTGGTTTTGACCCGTCTAGAGATAAGTCTAGGTTTAAGCGCATCCAAGAGGATTTGGCCGCTTTCTCTACTAAGGCTACGCTAAGCAAAGTTAGCGGGGTGTTTAACGTTTCTAACGCGACTAGCCCTATGGCTCGGATCATCAGCATGGCTACCTCAGGTAGCATCCTTTTAGATCAATCGACTAAGAAGCCTATCGAAATCTGCTACGACGAGGAGAAAATTGAGCGCATCCTTATTAGCAACCTTAGCTCCCCTACAGAGGACTTCCCTATCGCTTTGGTATCTGAAGACATACAGGTGTTCCCCACCAGCATAAACAAGATCGAGGTTAGATACTATAAGTATCCAGAAGGCAGGACGTCTACTGGAGTTAGAACCGCTACTATGCCTACGTATACGGAGGGAGGAACCTCTATTGATTTCGAGCTTCCAGAACACTACGTATCTGATTTGGTTTATGAGATCGGCAAGATGATCGGGGTTAACTTAAGGGATACGGATATCGTTAATTATACTGGTACGGAAATGACGGCTAGGAAACAAGCAGAAACTTACTAATGGCTAGGAATACAGTACCTCTCAATCAGATTATAAACGACTTCATCATTACGATGGCGGAGGATGATTTCGCAGGCACCGCTAGCGATAATCAGGTAAGAACTCACGCTCTTCGCGGTATCCGCGAGTTTGGTTTTGATGTATCCAATAAGATTCGGTCTTTAAAACTAACTATCAACTCTGCCAATAACACCGTAGAGCTTCCAGACGACTATGTAGGATGGAGTAAGATAGGAGTGGTTGGGAGCGACAACTTGGTTTACGTCCTTGGGGAGAATAAGAACATAAACTACTCTCAAGCGTATGATGCTGGGGCTGGCGTAAAAGCGCCTACTTCGGCAACAGCTAATGAT